GGAAGGAACTTTCTCAATCGTATAAAGTGCGTATTTAAACGTTGCAGATGCCGACATATGTGCCGCACTTCCTGTGCTGATATCAAATTCCAATCCTTGCAGGCTAATAGGAAAGAGATCTCTGAAGCGAATTATAATATTTGGTTTGTTATCAGAATCTAAAATTGTTAAATCTGCGTCTGAGTAGTTTCCTAATGCACCGATACGTTTATCTGGTGTTCCTGGAAATCTAAAACTTTGAGATTTATTCCAAGCAACATACTGCTCTGGACCCTCAGGAGCACCAAGACCTACTAGCCAATTATAGATTTCAAGATAATCTGACATATCTTCTTGAACCATAAACTTAATAGTCAATTCTTCAAAGTTTATTTTCTCGCCTGGAACTGGAAGTCTAACATATGGGTTTTCATAGTCAATAAAACCAATAGAAATTTGCGGAATACTAGCTGCTTGACAGAAATATGAAATATTTGGAGAGTTAGTAATTTGGAACTTAAAACCATTCGGTTTCAGGTAATTAAGGTCTGTGGGTTGTGTATTGACCCACAACCCTTCAGTAATTCCAGAATCAGTTTTAGTAACCATAAGACCCTCGTTGTTTCATACTATTTATAAAGAAAAAGGGAGGAGTCTTTCGACCCCTCCCAGTTTCCTGTAATCCTCTCTCTAAAGGAGAGGTATTGATTACATGATGTTGGTAACCTTAACGCGACGATAATACTGGTTACGCGAGGCAGTGAACGTGTCACCGTCTGTTGTGCCATCCGACTGTGTCACGAATGGGTTAGCAATCATGCCGTAACGAGTCTTAAAGCCGACCTTTGGTTGGAAGGTGTTAGGATCGATTGCACGAACCATTTGTAGTGGAACGTATGGGCAATAGAAGAGACCTGCGTCATAAGCATTCGAACCCTTATAACCAACAACGTAGTACTGGCTAGCAGCACCTTGGTTTGCTGAGTAAGGATCGATGAACACTTTGTATTGACCGTTTAGAACACCAGCGAAGGTGTTGCCTGTGTCGTCAACAGTCAGGTTGTTGTTCAGCTGTGGGTTATAGTCCAGCTTACCAGCAGCAGATAGAGCACTTGCAACGTCTGACGAACAGATGATGAAGTTACCCTTGCCACGACGAGTGTCTTGAGCAATAACGTTCGCGTCACGATCGATGTTGAACATCAGACCCTTGAAACGCTCAACTGACCAACGACCGTTTGAGTCAACGTCAAGATCGAAAGTACCAGCAGTTGCAGTCGAAGCTGCACCGCTCTTAGCTACTTTGTAGATAGTACGGATAACTTCGCGGTTGATTTCAGCAAGAATTTCTTGTGACAGGATGTTTGTCAGTTCTGACTCAGCATCAAGACCGTGAATTGCCTTGAGATCTTGGGCGAGTTCGACAGTGTATTCTGCTTTAAGAGCACGTGTCTTAGCAGTAACAGTTGTCTTCTCGATCGAGAATGCCATTTGACCAAAGTCAGTTCCACCAGATTCGCCAAGTTGCTCAGCGTCTACTGTTGCAATACCAGTACCTGTTGTGTAAGAACCATCAACTGGGTTCGAACCTGCATGAGTACCAGTACCAGCGAAGTCTGTATCAGCTTCGTTGAAAAGGGCTTCTGTTCCAGAGTTAGTGCTATAGTGTGACTTCATTGCGAAGATCAAACCAGTTGGACCTGTCATTGGCTGAACGCCAGCAACGTCATAAGCCATCAGGTTTGGAAGAGAACGACGAACAAGCGAGATCAAGATTGGATCATACTTGTCGATAGCTGATGCGCCCGAGCCAGCAATGTTATTTGCTGGAGTTTCGAAAAGTGCTGACTTTTCTTCGATAAGCGCACGTTCTTGGTTTTCAAGAACAACTGCGGTAACTGCTTTGCGGTAATTATCCTTAATCACTCCGAGACCTTCGTGATTAAGTACTGGTGCCCACTTCTGCTGTAGGTTTTCTGAAAGAAACATTTAGTTATCTCCTAGTAGGGGTTTCAATTTACTATTTATAAAATTTAATTCTTAGCAACCATTGCGTCAAGAGCCTTGACGTATTGATTTACTGACGTTGAAGTTTCGATGAACTCGTTTTCATATCCATCGTCAAGTCTTTCTTCGGAGAGTGACTTATTCTTAGGGAAATAATTTTCCTTAATAACAGTCAATTTCTCCTCAAAAATATCCGCATTCTCGAATTCTACGTCGGCGACTAATGATCTCAACTTCTCAGCGTCAGTCTTTGCGAGGTCCTCAGCAACTACTGTAAGTACGCTTTCTTTTTGAAGTTCTACATTTGAAGCGTGCAGTTCTACATTTGCAGCTAATGTTTCGTCCAGACGAGAAGCTAGTTCTTCGAGCTGGTCTTGCATTTCACCAAGTACATCATATTTCTCTTCGGGAACATCGACATAATGTTCTGCGAACAAGTTCTTAAGACCACTGATAAATGATTCTGTAATGTCGCTACGCAGTGTATTTTCAACTGCTACTTCATTTGCAGCAACCCACTGTTCAGCAACATAGCCGAGATATGAGTCAACCTTTTCAACGAGTTCGTCTTTATATTCTTCGATGAGAGTTGCTGATTCAGCAATAAGAGATTCTTCAATCTCAGTAATCTCATTGGTTACACGAGCAACAACCATTGCTTCAAAAAGCGATGCAGCCTTGTCACGGAATTCTTCTGAAAGATCTTGATTACCGTCAAACAGAGTTGCTAGATCGGCAGCGAAATCTTCTTCAAGTTCGAATTCTTCGTAATAACCAATTTCGTCGCCCACCTTGCGATTCACTTTTTCCGCCGCCCCAGCGCCGAACTTTTTCTTGACTCTTCTCATCCCTGAGGTAAATTTCTTTTCTTGATGTGGATCTGCAACATCGCCACGGTCGATCGCGTCGCCGTAAACGTCAGCGCCTCTCTTAGAAACCGCTTTTACTGCTAGACGTTGCGAGATTTCGTCGAGTTCTTCGACTTCTTCTTCTAGATCTTCATCTTCTAGATCTTCGTCTTCTTCTGGATCATACTCTTCTTGATGAACATTCCCTCTTGAAGATGCTTGGTTTACAACCGATGTTGGGTCGCCGTAGGTTGTGAAGTTTGGAGCAGCACCTGCACCTGATTGTGAAATCTTGCTCTTGTTATCAGAAACTGGCGACGCTTCTTTGGCGCCTGGATTGTCAGTTTCCTGATCACGTTCGCTTGCAATGGTTGCATCTTCCGAAGAACCTTGACGTGGATTTTTCGCATCGCCTGCAGTTTTTGCTGGGATCGAAGTATCCTTACCCTTTGCTGCGCCCATTGGACCAGCATGTTCCTCTGATAATTGCTTACCCGCAAGCAACTCTCTGATTTTCTGTTCTACGCTCATTTGCTTCTCCTAAAGTCGGATTTATATCTTATTTATAATAAAATTACTTTTTAGAAAGATGGCTCAAAAACTTACTGAACACAGCAAGTTTAGCTTCTTCTAATTGATTACGGCTTGCTTTCTTAATGACTTTCTTGACCATATCGCATGCTTGCTCAGTCCAAAGACCATTAACAACTACCCATTCCTTATTTTCCATAATGCCTCTTACGAAAGCATCAGGAGCAGAAGGATCCGCAACAATGTCTGCTGCGGTTGCAAGATGAAAATCGTCTTGGACAATTTTTACACCATCTCTATTTTCAGCTAAAGTACCAAGTCCTCTTGACGAAACGCCAAGTTGTCCGCCCGATTCAATAAGACCACGAGCAATATTGCCCATTGGAGTCTCTGTGATTTTAGCTTTACCATGCCAATTATCGCCATCGCGACGAAGTTCGGTAATGATATGACTTACACGATCAAGATTGATTGATGGACCATCAGGATGTCCCAATTCACCAAATGCTCGTTTGCCTTCGACCGCTTCTTTCATATAGCGGTTTACTTCCTTCTCCATAATCTCAGAAGGATACATGCGTCCATTACGGTTTTTCAGATTTGATTGTAAGAAAACACCCTCAATATAAAGTGACTTCTTGCCATCTTTCTCTTCGACGATATAACGAACGTCTTCGTTGACTTCGGTAATAAGTTTCATTAGCCTAGATCTCCTTGATTCTGGTGCTGTTGCGAACCATAACCAGAAACTTTAGCAAGTTCTAGAACTACAGATCCAGTGCCTGATGAAAAATCTACAACAATATCTGATCCGTTTTCTTCATTGTCCGACCAACCCATGAATTCCATTTTGCCTGACCCTGATAGATAGTATAGAACTACGCTATTCCGAGTAACAGTAGCAGTGGTGGCTACTGCCAGTGCCCAATGGAGTGTGCGAATGTTTGCCTTTGGTGACGACTGAGTTTCAGTAGTCTTTTTTAAATCTGTGGCAAGTGCAACAGTGGCGCTGCCTGTTCCGCGCACCTTAACAACACCATGAACTTGTGTTAGTTTTAAAACTGCCTTTGTTGCCATTTGCTAGTCCTTTAATCTTCTTGTGTTTCTTCTGAATCCATATTAAATGTACCTGCTACCATTTCTTCGCGGCGAGCATTAACAATCTCTCCCGCTTTTAAATCCATAATATCATTAAAAACTTGTTCAGCGTCTGCTAATGTACCGTTTTCTATGTTATTTATTAGATCTGTGATTGCTTCTCTATTTTCCATAATTACTCACCTTAGTTTTGTGTATTCTGAGTTTGTTGACCCTCTTGTGGAGGAGAACCTTCTAGCGGAGAATAGTCAGGAGGTGAAACCTCAACTGCACTCTTCGCATTATCTTTTTCAATTCGATCTATTTCATCGTCTGTTAAACGAAGGATTTCTTTCTGCACAAATTCTTTACTGTAAATAGTGCCGATATAATTCGACAAACCGTTAAGAATTTCTACGCGAGACAAAAGAATCTGTTGATCTTTCGTTTCGGTATAAAACGCATCAGAAGCAAATTGATATTTGATTTGATGACGAATTTTTTCCCAGTCTTGGTCAGTAATAATACCCTTTAAGATTAACTGAGTTTTTAGAAGATCGTCGAACAGAAGCGAAAACCGACGACGAAGTTTAGAAATAAACTTAGTAAACTTCCATTCGTCGCGATTAATTTCAGCCGAGCGACCGAAGTTTAATCCAGTCTGTTGTTGTAAACGAGAGATAGGAACATTAAGTGCCTGATACAATTTCTTCTGAAAATATTCAATGTCAGTTATTTCACCGAGATTTTGTCCAGCTGGTAGAGTGTCTATCTGTGTTCCTCTACCACCTTCGCGGCGAGGCAACCAGAAGTCCTCAAGCATTGACATAAACTTCTTATCATCGCGAATTTCACCCGTGTTTGAATCGTAAACAATTTTGTTACGATACTGGTTCATAATACCCTTGAGGTATTGTTCTGCCTTAATCTTTGGCAGGTTACCAACGTCAACGTAGAAAATACGACGTTCTGGAGCACGAGTAATACGATATATAACCGAAGCATTTTCCATCATACGCAGCTGGTTGGCTGGACGAATAGCTTTATGAAGATATGACAGAGGCATATTTCTGTCTTGATCTTTTAGACCTGATGGAACAAAAGTGATTGCATCTTTTTCAATTCTAATCGTCGCGCCTGATGTAGAGGTGACAGATTGAGAAGGAGTAAAGGTTTTTTGTGCTGCAAGACCACGATCATTATATGCGTAATATTCAGTAATTTCTTTTATTAGATCAACGCCAGTCTTAGAATCTTTTTCTCTTGTAATCTCGCGGATCTTTTTAATTTTTCTTGGGTCAATGAATCGAATATCGGTAATGCCGTTTTTAGGTTTCGCCGAATCAATAACTTTATGAAAGAAAATTCTACCGTCAATATACCATAGACGAAAATAATCTTGAGCACGAAGATCGAAATCTAGAATATCAAGAAGATTTTGGAATTCGTCCTCAATGTTCTTTTTGATACTCTTTGATAACTCCACATCATCAAGATTAATTTTGACGGGTTTTTCGTCGTCTAAGTTTGATATGGAATCATTAACGATGTCTTCAATAGCAGTATCAATATCTGCCATCATAGCAATATCGCGGTACTTTTTAATTAGCTCCGCATCGTTGTTTGATGTTCCGTCAATGTCAATATAGGTGCCGTAGTATCCACCTGCGCGAATAGCTTCGACACCACCATCGTCTGTTGGAGCCACAAACGATTTCTCATTTTGTGGCTCCTTAGACTTTTGAATTTTATAACCAAAAATTTCCATTATTTAAAGTTCTCTTTAGCTCACTAAGTAGTGAGAATAGTTGAATGTCACTGTAAATTCTTCGATAACATCATTCTGACCATATTGCAGAGAAATTTCTGACATATTGATCGGGAATGCGTTAAATAGAGTGTATGTTGCTAGCGTGTCGTCATTACGATCTAAATGCTCAACAAATACGCGGAACTGATTCGGACGAGCTCCACCAGCACCTAGTAACCCTTTAAACTTTGTAATATCCATATTAGATCTCCTAAATTCTATCTATTTATTCGGGTTATTATGCGCCGACTTCTTCGAACGATACCGAGGTACGAGTTGCGATGAAGTTTAGGTAGATGAAGTTAATCGATTTAGCTGGCTTGATGTAAATATCAGCAACGAATTCGTTACGATCAATTACTTCACCAGTATTATTCGTTTCATCGCAAACAACACGGAAGTCATAGATACCACGGCGACCGCGAACATCGCGCAGGAATGGCTCAATTAGAGACTTAAACTGCGAACGAGTGAAGACATCGTTGAATTCAAACAACTGATACTTAGCAGCAGTCGCGATTGCTTTCTCAAGAACGATAAACAAACGACGAACATTGATACGATCGAATGCTGATGGCTTGCTCAGAAGTGTTTTATCACCAAAAAGAACCGTTCCCTGTCCAGGGAATGTAACAACTGGGTTAACACCATTCTTGTAAAGAGTGTCGCGGTCTGTTTGATTTGGCGAGTAAAGCAGCTTCACGCAGTTTTTGATTTGACCACGATTGAAACCAGCTGGTGACCACCATGGATCATTTGTTGTATCGGTACGTGCACATAGACCAGCGATATCAGCATTAAGAGGAATGTTGACATATTGATCATTATATCTGTCGTATTGAACTTTCCAACCAGAATCCATAACAGCGTATGAAGTTGAAGTAAGTGCGTTACGGCTAGTTACGATGTCAGCAGCCTCTCCACCAGCATTGTTTTTAACATCTGATAATGGCGGTGATGTGAACACCATACAATCAAGACGAGCAATTGCGACATTGTCGATTACGTGTGAAACAACAGTAGAACTATGGTCGCCTGTTAGAAGAAGTGAAACATCAACAAGTTCTTTGTTGGCGAACAGATCATATGAAGTTTCTAGATCACCGTCGGCTGGATCGTCATCAACACCACCAGTCAAAACTCCATTAATCGCAGGTGTACCGAGAGATTCAAATGCGTTTCCGTTAGAGAGAGTTCCCCAATCAGTTCCTGATGATGGGTGATCCATCCACCAAATATATTTTGATTGTTGGTTAATTACATTCTTATAGTAATTTGTAGAACCATCGTTTTTCTTAGCATCGCTGGCAGCAGAAACAAAGGCAAATTTTTCTAGAACTGTTCCAGCAACACCAGTGAAGATTCCAGTTGAGTCAATTACGATAATGTGCATTTCGTCGTTCGATCCGCCTCTTGCCGCAGCATGATCAGATGTCGATGGAGCAGAATCAAACTGATCTTTGTATGTCCAAGTGGAATATGCAGCGTTACCAGCCAAAGAAACTCTGATAGAGTTTCCAACTGATCCAGGACATCTTGCAGCGAATGGACCTACTGCCGCTTCGCCTGAAGAATATGATGCTTCATAAACCGTTTCATTGTCGATCTTGACTGCTGTGCCAGTAAAAACAGCATTGCGTGCTGCAGTACCTACTGCACGAACCAATTGAAGGTTATTTCCGTAACCAAGGAAGTTTGCAGCGGTATAAAAGTCAACCAGTGAACCAATTGTGCTGGTTCCGTATGGTTTACCGAACTCTCTTACAAGTTGTTGTTCAGAACTTACTGTTATGATTTCATTTACAGGACCCCAAATAAAATCACCAACATAGCCACCCGCAGAACTTGAAACTGCTGGGACAACGTTAGTAAGATCTTTTTCAGTAACTAGGACTCCTGGCGATAATTGAAAAGCCATATTATTCTCCTCGTGTTAAAAATCGACAAACTTACTGTCTTCTTGATATACTTATTTATAAATTGTCTGTTTTATAGAAGCCAGTTACCACGACCGCTTGATCCTGAATCTACTGCCCATAAATCTCCCCCGCTATCAACGAAGGTTTCTTCTTCTGTTCCATTATCAATAATACCGAATGGTGTCAATTCTTCTTCAATTTGAGTCATTTGTT